AGGAGCGTAAAGATGGCCACCTACTCTGCTGCCGATCAGATCAACCGGGCGCTGCGGCTGCTGGGTGTGCTGGCCGAAGGTGAAACCCCTTCTGCGTCAGTGTCCGAAGACGCCTTGATGGCGCTCAACCAGATGATTGACTCATGGAATACTGAGCGTCTGTCTGTCTTCTGTACCATCGACCAAATTGTTAACTGGCCGGTCGGCTCCATTGAAGAAACCCTTGGCCCCACCGGCTCTTTGGTGCGCCTAAACGGCACTGCCGTGCGACCTATTTTGGTGGACGACGCCACATACTTCAAAGACCCCGGCACTGGGGTGTCGTATGGCCTGAAGCTGATCAATCAGCAGCAGTACAACGGCATCGCGGTCAAGACCGTGACGTCAACATTTCCCCAAGTCATGTTTGTCAACATGACCTACCCAAACGTTACGATCAACATCTACCCGCGCCCCACACGTCTGCTGGAGTTTCACTTTGTCAGCGTGCAAGAGCTAAGTCAGCCTGCCAACTTGGCCACCGACATTTTGTTCCCGCCTGGGTATTTACGGGCTTTTGTGTACAACCTGGCCATGGAGTTTGCGCCTGAGTTTGGCGTTGAGCCTAGTCCCCAAGTGCAGCGCATCGCCATGACCAGCAAGCGCAATCTGAAGCGCATTAACAATCCCGATGACATCATGTCAATGCCGTATTCGCTGATCGCCACCCGTCAACGCTTTAACATTTACGCAGGAAACTACTAACATGGCCACCATTGCAATTACCTCCCTCCCCGTAGCAACTGCCGCCGCTACTACTGATGTCTTGCCAATTGTGCAGTCAGGCACGACCAAGCAAGTCACCAATGCATTGTTGTTTACCAATGCAACAATGGTTGCGCCTGCGCTAGGTACGCCTGCCAGTGGCACTTTGACCAATTGCACGGGTCTACCTGTTGCAACCGGCGTAAGTGGTTTGGGTGCCGGTGTGGCAACATTTTTGGCAACGCCAAGCAGCGCTAACCTACGAACTGCGTTAACTGATGAAACAGGTACAGGTTCTGCTGTATTTGCAACTACGCCAACATTAGTGACTCCAATTCTTGGTACGCCGACATCAGGAACCCTTACGTCATGCACGGGATTGCCGCTAACAACGGGGGTAACTGGTGCTTTGCCAGTAGCAAATGGTGGCACTGGCGCGTCAGGTGCAGTGCAGGCTTTAAGTGGCCCAGGTGCGGTAAATATCACAAGTCTTGCCACTGCTTTTACCTCTACTGGTACTGGCAATGCGTTGACACTTGCAGATGGTGCGCAAGGCCAACTTAAGACAATTATTTATGTCGCAGAAGCCGCTGGCGGTGATACTGGTGTATTGACCCCCACCAACCTTGGCAGCGGAACCACAATTACTTTTAATGCGGTTGGCGATTCAGCAACTCTTCAGTTTGCTGGCACTGACTGGTGGGTTGTTGGATTCCGTGGTGCTGTAGTAGCTTAATGAAAACGCCTATCCTTGGATCGACCTATGTGACCCGCAGCGTCAACGCTGCGGATGCCCGCATGGTCAATCTGTTTCCAGAAGTTATCCCCGAAGGCGGCAAAGAACCTGCATTCTTGCAGCGCTGCCCTGGGCTGGCGTTTTTGTCAACGATGGGAACCGGCCCGGTTCGCGGCTTGTGGGCGTTCTCACCCAATGACGGGATAGGATTTGTGGTGTCGGGCACTCAGCTCTACAAGATCGACAGCGCCTACGCGCCTACGCTGATCGGCACCGTGGCGGGCACTGGGCCGGTCAGCATGGCCGACAACGGCACGCAATTATTCATCGCGGCCAACGGCCCCAGCTACATCTACAACGCCAACACCAACGATTTTGGCCAGATTATTGATCCTGACTTCCCCGGCGCGGTAACGGTCTGTTACTTGGACGGCTATTTTGTGTTCAATGAGCCTGATAGTCAAAAGATGTGGGTCACAACCCTTTTGGACGGTACGTCTATTGACCCACTTGAGTTTGCCAGCACCGAAGGGTCGCCTGATGGCCTGCTGGCCGTGGTGTCCAACTTCCGAGAGGTCTGGGCCTTTGGCACAAACAGCATTGAGGTTTGGTACGACTCAGGCGCTACAGACTTCCCCCTGCAACGTATCCAAGGCGCGTTCAACGAGCTTGGTTGCGCTGCCCCCTACTCCATTGCCAAGATGGACAACGGCCTGTTCTGGCTGGGCCGGGATCGCCGGGGGCAGGGCATTGTCTACCGGGCCAATGGCTACCAAGGCCAGCGCATCTCAACCCATGCGGTTGAATGGCAAATCCAGCAATACAGCGATATGTCGGACGCCATTGCGTACACTTATCAACAGGATGGTCACAGCTTTTATGTGCTGATCTTCCCCACGGCCAACACCACTTGGGTGTACGACGCCGCCACCCAAGCATGGCATGAACGGGCGGGTTTTGTTAACGGCGCGTTTACCCGGCACCGTAGCAACTGCCAGATGGCGTTTAACAACAAAATTGTTGTTGGCGACTTTGAAAACGGCAACATCTACGCCTTCGACCTTGACGTGTACGCCGACAATGGCCAGATTCAAAAGTGGCTGCGCACCTGGCGGGCGTTGCCTACGGGGCAAAACAACTTGAAGCGCACAGCGCACCATAGTTTGCAATTGGATTGCGAGACAGGCGTAGGGTTAAACCTATACCCGGCATACGCCAGCGAAAACATAGATACTGAGTCGGGGTTAAATCTTGTAGCTGAATATAGGCAAACATTTTTGGCCACTCAATCAGGCGTTACATTGACCACCGAAGCAGGGGACGGTTTTGAACCGCTTGGGCAATACGAGCTATCAGATACTGACATTACTGGATATGAAATTGTCACCAATTCATACCCGGCTGCACCAGGTTACGAACCCGAAGCCATGCTGCGTTGGTCAGATGACGGTGGCCACACTTGGTCAAATGAGCATTGGTCGCCACTTGGCAGAATTGGTGCATATGGTCATCGGACGTTTTGGCGGCGGCTGGGCATGACAGTCAAGCTGCGGGATCGCGTCTATGAGCTGTCCATGACTGATCCGGTCAAAGTGGCCATCATGGGGGCCGAGTTGATTATTAGCCCAACCAATGCCTAGCCCCAACGCAACGCCCACGCCCATTACACCCCCCAGGGTGCCGTTGATCGACCCGCGTACCGGGTTGATCGACCGGGCGTGGTATTTGTTTTTCTTGTCGCTCAATGACGTTGCTACGGCGGTCATTGACGATTCTGGCCTTACGTTTAGCGCCGAGTCGGTAATTGCGTCGTATGATGCCGCGCTTCGTGCGGTCAATCAGGACTTGCAAACGCTGCCCCCGGTCGTTACCTTACCCGTTCCTGACGTGTTGACCGACTGTTGTTCGGCTTTGGTGTCTCAGATGGCTGAGATGCAAAAGCAGATCGAAGGGTTGCAAGCGCAACCCATTCTTGATATTGGTGCAGTCAACGCATCTATTGCAGCGCTGTCAACCGTGCCAGTGACTGTAACGGCAGACTTTACAGTGGGCACCAGCAATTGGTACATCAACAATAAGTCAGGCTCGACTTGTACAGTCACGCTGCCAACGGCGTCCACATTCCCTGGTGGGTATCTAACCTTTCAGAATTATCAAGCCCAGACGCTGGTATCAGCATCCAGCAACGTCGTCCCCCAAGCGGGCGGCGTGGCGGGCACCGCAATCCTCTTGGCAGTTGCAGGCAATTGGGCGACAATGGTGTCTGACGGCACCAATTGGGTCATCATGCAAGCTGCCGCTAACAATTGCCTTTTACTGGAGTAACCCATGACAGTCACCGTCAAAGTCCTTGTTCCCGCCAAAAACGTCGAGGCCACCCAGACCACTCAATACACCGCAACGGGAGTCACGGCCATCATTGACAAATTCACCGCGACTAACTACAGCGGCAGCGCCGCAACCATCAGCGTCAACTTGGTCACGGTGTCTGGGTCAGCGGGCAACGCCAACTTGATTACCAAGACCAAGACGCTCCAAGCGTCTGAAGTCTATACTTTCCCCGAGCTGGTGGGCCAAGTGCTGGGTGTGGGCGACTTCATCAGCACCATTGCAGGCACTGCCACCGCAATCAACATGCGCGTCAGTGGCCGTGAGGTGACTTAATGAAGTTTATTGAGCCTGACATCCAGCATCATTTTGGCGGCGGTGTTTACGCCAAAGAAACATTCATTCCCGCCGACAAATGGCTGGTTCAGCACACGCACAAGTTTGATCATTTGTCGGTGCTGGCTAAGGGTTCAGTTGAGTTGATTGTTGATGGTGACTCTACCGTGATGCACGCCCCGGCGTGCATAACTGTTAAGGCGGGTAAGCACCACGGCATCCGCTCTTTGACAGATGTTGTTTGGTACTGCATTCACGCAACTGATTGCGCCGATGAAGATAAGATTGACGACATGATTGTTGCACCTGTGGACAATCGACAAGTGCATAAAATTGCACAACTTTTAAGCAAAGGAGTTTGATATGCCGTGGATGTTACCCGCCGCAATTTTTGGTGGCGCACTATTGGGCAGCAGCGCGTCGCGCAGTGCGGCAAGTCAACAATCAGACGCTGCATCACGCGCCGCTGACTTGCAACGTCAACAGTTTAGCGAACAGGCTTTGCTACAAGAGCCATTTCGCCAAGTTGGCATTCGTGCGTTGCCAAAACTTGAAGCGCAACAGAACATGATGCCGGGAGCATTTACTGGCCAAGTCAACTTAGGCCAAGACCCTGGCTATGCGTTTCGATTGTCTGAAGGCCAGAAAGCGCTGGAGCGAAGCGCTGCTGCCAGGGGTGGTTTGATCTCAGGCGGGGCTATGAAGGCCGCACAACGCTTTGGGCAAGAAATGGGCAGTCAAGAGTACCAAAACGCCTACAACCGGGCGCTAACAGGCTATAACGCCGACGTGGCGCGTGAGGCTACGGGCTACAACCGTTTGGCGGCTTTGGCTGGTTATGGCCAAACGGCTACAGGTCAAATTGGCGCTGCCGGGCAGAACATGGCGTCCAATGTGGGCAACCTAATGACGTCTGGCGCTGCTGCTGGCGCTGCGGGTACCGTTGGTCAAGCCAACGCTTTGACCGGCGGCTTAAGCACCTATCTAAATTACAACCAAGGCAACAACTTGGTTAACGCACTTAACGCCCGTGGTACTGGCGGCGGTAATTTTATGAACCAATACAACGCAATCGGTAGCGGGCCTGCTTCGGCTGGCTATGGGTATTACGACATACCTATGCAGCCCGGTGGAGGATATTAATCATGGCGCTCAACCCTTCCATTGCACTGGGCGTTAAAGGCATTGAAGTGGCCAACCCGTTGGCCCAATATGCCCAAGTTGCGCAGATTCAATCAATGCAAAATCAAAATCAAGTTAGCCAAATGCAACTTGATCAGATGCGCCGCGATGAAACAACGCTCCAACAAATTCAAGCTAAGGCCGTAGAGAATGGCGGCCCGGCAGACATACGCCAAATCGCTAATGCTTATCTTAATTCGGGCAACCCCAAGTTTATTGAGTTTGGTGTTAGCTTGCGTCAGAAGTTGGATGAGCGCGATCAAGTTGCAAAAATTATGGGTATGGGCCAGACTCCAACTGCTGCACCGGCTTCCGCTGCCCCCGTAACCAATGCATTAGCTCCAACCATGCAAGCTGGCGCGTTAGGTTCGGGTACGTTTGGTATGGCCCCTGAGCCCCGTGTCAATCAGCTTGCGCCTGCCGCGCCTGCGCCGGCTGCAAATGCTTTGGCTGCGCCTGCTGCGGCACCTGCCGCTACTGTGCCGGGCGGGTTAGATGTAAATACTTTGCTTGCCCAACAAAACGCATTCATAGCTATGGGTAAGCCTGAAATGGCCCGCGCTTTGGACGCAAGAATTGCTTTGGCGTCTAGACAAACAGACACACAAAGAGAAATGCAGGGTTTAGGTCTTCCCCTCACACCCGAAGGCTTTAAACAATATAAGGCGTTAAGTCAAGCGCCGTCTGAATTTGAAAAACTATTAGCGGCGTCTAATCTGTCAGATGCGGAGAAAACCAAATTGCGTGTTCAACGCGCGCAAAAAGAAGCTATGCACGCGCCGTCTCCGCAACAAAATGTGTACGCATTTACGCCCGCTAGTGTAGAAGCGCAAAAACAGTTTGTACAAGCAGCAGCCGACGAACGTAAAGTCCTTCGCAACGCGCCTGACACGTTGACAAACATTGACGCGGCGATAAAACTCATTCCGACTGCAAGCACGTTTATGGGTAAGGGCGGCGAGCCTTTACTTGCTGCGGCTAGTTTCTTAAACAACCGACTTGGGTTTGGCATTAGCACGCAAGGTGTTACTGATGCTACGGTGTTACGCACAAGGTTGTTTGAAGGCATCCTTGACAATTTGAAAAAGTTGGACTCGCAGCCGTCGCAAGAACAACAACGTGTGCTATCTGAAGCGTTGGGTAACTTAGGGACAGATCCTGCGGCTTTGGAACAAATTCTTAACCGTATCGGCGAAACTGTTCGGAGCCGCGTTGACCGTTTTAATACAGACGTAACCGACGCAGAAGCGCGGGGTGTTAAATTTCCTTTTACCCCGCAAATTAAGTTGCCTGCGCCAAAATTTGCCCCCGGCGCCGCCGTTGCGCAAATCCCCGGCCAAGGCCCAGCACCTGCGGCGGTTAGCAATTCAGTTACGCTACCTGATGGCCGCGTCAAAACATTTCCAAATGCAGACGCGGCCAATCAATTTAAGAAAGCTGCGGGGCTTTAATGGACTACGACGCTCTCGCCAAAAAATACGGCGGCGCAGATGTTGCGCCCGTCATTAACTACGACGCGCTTGCCAAGCAATACGGCGGTGCAGATACGCCCGCGCCGCCCTACTTTGAAATTAGCGGTGTCGGGTCAACTGGCGTCCCTGGCCCACGACGCGCGCCTGGTCTGGCTACGCAGTTTGGCCGTACGGCAGCTTCGTTGGCCGACGTAACTTTAGGCGGCATTCTTCCCGGCGCTGCGCAGTACCTTGCGTATCCTCTTGCCCGTTTACAGCGGTCACCTGACGAAGCGCAAGCCATTACGCAACGCCTTGTAAGTGGCTTTGAAAAACCATTTGGCAAGCTAGCTGGCGTTACTGAAACACCAGAGTACCAACAAGAATTTGGCCGTCAAGTAATGGATTTCATTGGCCAGAATTTCCAAAAAGGCGCAAAATTTATCGCTGAAAAAACAGGTATCCCCGCAGCAGACGTTGAAAGTTACATGGCAACATTGTCATTAACTGCACCCAAAGTTGCGCCGCCAGTAGCTAAGGCTGTCACAGAAGCTGTGGCACCGGTAGTTCAAGACATTAAAGCAGGTGTGCAACTGCCGTTTGAGCCAATGCTTCAAAGAGGACGTGAGCGTCGTTCGGCAGAATCTTACGCCAGAGCACCTGAACTAGACGCCATTGCGGAAGCGCAACGGTTAAAACTTGTCATCGACCCACGAAAAATTGACCCGTCTTCAGTTATGGCGCGGGGCTATTCTCTTGCTGCTGGGCCTCGCGGCCCAGAAGCTATGGTCACAACTAACAAGCCCCGCGTCACTCAAATTGCAAAAGATGAGTTGGGACTTGACGCTACCACGTCATTGACTAGCGCTGCGCCGTTTAAACAAGCGCGCGCCAATGTGGCTGCGCCATACGAAGAAGTCAAGAAGCTGCCAATACAACAAGCTGATGCTGCAATGATTCAAAGGCTAGAAGCTATTCGTAGCGATTTAGAAGTTATTGGCGCTAAAGAATACGCTCCTGCTATCAGTAAAATTGTTGACGACGCAATTTCAAAAACGCAAACCGGGTTAACCGGCGAAACACTGCTTAAAAACATTAGTGTTTTGCGTGAGCGTGCAAAGAAAACCTACAACAATAAATCAGCCACCACAGAAGCAATAGACATTGCGGACACAAATCTTAAGATAGCGGCAGAACTGGAATCAATGATTGACGGCAGTATTGCTAACCCAAAATTGCTTGAGCAATACCGCGACGCGCGGCAAAAAATGGCGCGTACATACGCCTACGAAAGCGCGACTGATTTCAACACCGGCACGGTAGACGTGGCAAAGTTGGCGCGGATAACATCTAAAGACAACGCGCTGACAGGCGATATTGCATCCCTGGGTAGGATTGCAGGTAACTTTCCTGAAGCATTTGCGCCTAGCGCAGAGTCTAAATTTTTTAGCGTACCTCGGCTTACCCGCGCCGGCATTAGCGGCACTGCGGGCGCGTTAATTGGCGGCGCAGCTTTTGATACGCCGGGGTACATTTTAGGCACGGCAGCGGGTAGTCTTTTAGGCGAGATAAGCGGAAAACTTGCCGCTAACAGATTAGCGTCGCCCAGCTACCAAGCCGGTCTACAACTGCAAGATTTTCGCCTCCCTGTTAATCAGCTTGCTACTGCTGTTGCGCCTGCGGCTGACGCTGCCGCGTTAGGGCAACAGTTAAACGCAGCGCAAACAAAAATTGCCAGCCTTGAAGGCGAATTGCGGCGTGCAGGCGACGACGCAGAACGTCAATTTATTGCGGCGCAAATTAACAGGCTACAGCAATACACCGGCCAACTTCAGCAAACCATGCAAGGCGCGGCGGGCCCGCAAAACTTTACTGTTGTCCCCCCTGCGGCGCCTGCGCCGGTGTCAAACATGCCTGCTAATCGTTTGCTAGGTTATTCTTCTGAAGTGCCCCCTTTGGCCGAAGCGCAGATGAATCGGCTACGCCAAGAAGATATTTTGGACTACGGTTTCAGGCAACGTGTTGAGGCAGAACAAGCAGCAGCAGCGCCGAAGCCAAAGCCTGCGCGAGGCGAAGTCATCCTTGACTTTGACCCCATCACCGGGCGCTTTCGCGAGGCCAGCCAAGGCATCAAGGGCGCAACGCCTGAAACATTTCAGAAGTTGTCGGCGCTGGATGACGCGGCCAAAAAAGTCACCGCAGGCAAACTGTTTGATCTGACCGCAACTGAAAAAATTGCGTGGGAAAAAGCTAAAGTTGATTTTGCTGAAGTTGCCCCAGGCTTTAAAGCGCTTACCAACAAAGCCATCGCTGAAAAGATGATGGATCGCAAGTGGATTGAGGAAACCGTTGCCAAGGCCCGTGAAAAGGCCGCGATGTTTGACGACATCTCTAAGCGCGTGGCAGGCGAGCAAGCTAAACGCGATGCGGCCATCAAACGCGATCAAATGCTTGACGTGCTGGCGGCGCTTGAGGAGCGCTTGAGCGCGCCGCGCCCCGTGTCGTCTGGCATCCAAGGCCCAAAGACCCGCGCAGCTAAACGTAACGCTTTGGCACCTGACAACCAAAACAACTTAGCTCAATGATGGACTACCAAGTACTCTTCAACATCGCTGTGGCCATCGCCGGGTTCTTCGGCGGGTGGACGCTCAACCGCATCTACATTGCCATCGACCGGCTGGACGGCGACGTGCGCAACATGCCGCATAACTACATAAGCAAAGACGACTACAAGGCCGACATCCGCGACATCCGCGACATGCTGGGTAAGATTTTCGACAAGCTCGACAACAAGGCTGACAAATGATCGACCTCACCAAAGCCATTGGAGCAGTTGCTGCCAGTGTTGCCGCGTTGGGCGGCAGCTATACGTTGGCCGACAAGTTTGGTTGGTTTGATAGGGCCATTCTTGAGTGGTCTCCAGAGCATTTCAAAATCGTGGCAGAAGCTGGGCAGCCGATCAACGTTACCGTTGCGCGGATCAAGAAGCGGGACGACTGTTCTGTTGAGAGCTTCACCCCAAGCATTCGGGATGCGGCGGGTATGGTGCATGAGGCAACCACCACCGCAAGCAGGTTCAGCGGCCCGGCAGGGCCAGAGATCGACACGTTCACCTACCAACTCACCATGGTACAAAAAGAGAAGATTGCTGAAGGCAAGGCCACCTTGCTGGCGACCATCAAATACAAATGCCCCGAGGGCGAGCGTGTTGTGCAGTATCCCCGCCACCCCAACCTTAGTTTTGAATTGAAAGGTTAAGCATGCTGACCCTGTTCTCCAGCCTAATCAGTTTCCTGATGGGCGGTCTGCCCAAAATCCTTGAACTATTCCAAGACCGCGCTGACAAGAAACATGAGCTAGCGCTTGCCGCCATGCAGACCGAGCGCGAGCTCACGCTAAAGAAAGCCGGCCTGGAAGCGCAAGAGCGCATTGAGCACATCCAGACCGAGCAGATTCAGATCAACGCCGAGGTCACCAACAACCAGACGGCCATGCAGGAGCGCCAAGCCCTGTATGCGCACGATGTAGCCTTGGGCCAAGGCGCCAGCATCTGGGTGACCAACATGCGCGCAGCGACCCGCAGCGTCATCACCTACGGCATGTTCATCATGTTCATGTTCGTCGAGGTCTTTGGTTTTTACTACGCTTGGCATACAGACGTTGCCTTTGATGTGGCGCTCAATCACCTGTGGGACGATGAGACCCAGATCATCTGGGCTTGCATTGTGTCGTTCTGGTTTGGTGGCCAAGCGTTTAAGTCAAAATGAACGTCAGCGCTGATGCGATCAAGATGATCCAGCACCATGAGGGCATTCGGTACAAACCGTATCGGTGCCCAGCACAGCTTTGGACAATAGGAGTCGGACATGTACTTTACCCAGACCAAGCAAAAATTCCAATCGATCAAAGAGGCGCTTACCCGCTTCGCCCAGAAGACAATCGCACGTTTTCAAAAGACGAAGTAGATGGGATTCTTAGAGCCGATCTACAGCGTTTTGAGCGCGGCGTGGGGCAACTCATTCCCGTGGCTCTTACCCAAGGCCAATTCGATGCTTGCGTCAGCTTTGCTTTTAACGTTGGTCTGGGAACGCTACAGCGCAGCACCTTCCGTCAGAAGGTTCTTCGCGGGGAAAAAGACGCGGCCATAGCGTCGCTGTTGCAGTACTGCAAAGCCGGCGGCAAGGTGCTTAGAGGGCTTGAGAACCGCCGCAAAGACGAAGCCGCGCTGTTCATGTCCTAAACATCTGCTTCTTTTTGAAGAAGTATCGAATCACTTGATAGTCCACGCCAAAACGCTTGGCAATCTCCTTCTTGGTGATGCCTTGGTTCCATAGCGTTATGGCCCTGGATTCGCTGATGGGTGTGGGCTTGCGCCCGCTGCCTGGCCTGGCGCCGCCTCT